TAAATCAGGGTTATCTTTGGGGCATTTAGTATCGTTCCTTTTTCTAATATGAACATTAATTTGTTCTATAGCATTTCTGTAAACATCATTTGCTACATTGGATTCTCCTATAAAGCTATACTGTAAGTATAACCCTTTAAACATAACTCCTTCAGAAGTTATTTCTACATGTTCAGATATTTCTGCCAATTCAGAATCAGAAATATCTTCCCCGGAGTGTATCTTTTTTACAACAGCTAAAGCTTTACCAGCTAAATTAATTGCTTCTGTAGCTTTTTTAGAATCAATATTTGGTGATGCTGCCAATCTTTCTTCTAGAGTGGGGTCTTCTTCCAAAGCTTTTGGTGAGCCTAACCTTAATTTACCTTGTTCTCCCCTAACTCCTCTAGCTATCCTTCTTAGATCTCTTTTGATTCTACTAACACTTCTATTTGGTTCGTACCCAGGAAAAAAAGGACTAGGTTTTAAAGCATCAGGGGAGGAAGTGGTTCTAATAGAAGATATAAAAAAGCTAGTATCTGTTCCAAATAAAGTATTCTGAAGGTTAGTAGCGGCTGTGATAGCTTCTTGCCTCTCTTTCTCCTTCATCGCCTTTTCCTGTTCTTTTTTATCAGTTTCGGATGGACCCCCTCCTCCTTTAGAATCACTCTCTCCTGAAAAAAAAGAAACTAATTTTTGATAACCGTCGTCAAGTATTGTTCCATTTTTATCTTTAACTCTTACAGGGAAAGTTTTCTCTTTATTACTAGAAAATATAATAGCTCCATCGGGCGCTTTTTTCTTGTTCCCGCCTGCTTGCCAAACATAACCCACATTCCCCCCAGGACTTTTAATTTCTACAGCAGCAGAAACAGACACACCTTCAGCGGAGGTTATAGCATTATCAGCAGAAGCTTTGGGATCCCCAGAATCCCCCTGCTCCAGTAAGGATAACTTAAACTTTCTGCGCTTTAATTCCGCATAGTTCTCTAGTAGTGCAAAGTAGTAGTCCATATTATCTATTATAGAAAATGCCCAGCCCAGAAAAACCTAGGCTGGGCCAAAAAATATTCTTTTTTTTCTATCTAATTATAGAGTTGAGTTTAAAGCTGATCCGACAGCAGCACCGTTAGAAACGTGCTCCATGAAGTCATAGCGGAAGGTCATTTCAATAGTATGGAATTCGTTTGTTGAGTAGTTAAACTCAGCAGTTTTCCAAGACTTTGGATAAACACCAAATAATCTTGTTTCCATTATTGGTTGGCCTTTTGCATCGAGATGGAATACTGTGGCTCTTTGAGCTTTCCAATCTGATAAGTTACTTGAGTTTGTGTAGAACTGACCAGTTGTGGGATCATAAATTGTAGAGAACCACTTCCAAAGATCGTTAGCAACTGAAGTATTTATTGGGTAGAAGTTATCAAAAGTTACAGTCAACTCTTCTGGAGAAACTTTTCCAGGGTAGAACAACTTATCGTTAACACGATTTACTTCAATATCTTCTGAAGTCATACCAATTTGAGAAACTTGCTTGGCTGCTAAAGTTAGCTTGTCAGGAAGATCTAAACCTTTTGGAGGTACAAAATGAATCTCAAACTGATAAGCTCTTACTGAATCTAGACCTTGTGAGACCACTGGAAGTCCAGACTCTAAACCACCTCTTTGGGCAGTATTGTTGTTAGTTACATAGTATGGTGATGCCATTTAATTTCTCCTATTTCAGATTTGTGCTGATTGGTTAGTTAGGTTTAACTCAAAGATTATTATTTCAGCAGCTTTGGTTGGTTTAATTAGAACTTTGCACCAAAGTTCATTTCTATCAATTCTAACTGGAGTGTTAGTAGAATCGTTACAAATCACCTTGAACTCAGTAATACCTCTACGACGAGCGATATCATCTAGTAATGGGTTAACGATCCCCTCAACTCGCTCCCAAGTAATTGGGTCATTTGGCTCGAAAACAATTCTTTGAGTAGAAGCAAGAATGACCTTCTTAATGTAAATCATCATTCTTCTAACATTGATTCTATCTAGAGCAGAAGGTTGTCTTTGTGTAGTTCTTTGACCAAAGATTGCTATACCGTTTTGTGGGAAGTTAACAACAGGGTTTAAAACATTACCACCACTGTACAAGCTATCTCTATCACCTTGATTTAAGATAACTTCAACATCAGTTGGTTTAGTTAGGCGACCTCTTACAAAACCCGCTGGAGCAAACCATGGATCTGCGACAGCATCAGTAACAGTCATTTGTCTAACTCCATAAATCTCAGGAGCTAACCAGCGATCTTTACCATCAAAGACTTGGAAAACTTTTACCCAAGGCCAGTAAAGAGCAGCGTATGAGCTGTTTATAGCAGCAGTTCTTTGAGTAGAGAAACCATTACTCCAATCAATAGCATCTCCAGGCTTACCTACAGCATATGGAGGTGATAAAGCTGCTAAGAAATCAGTAGTTCTTTCTGCTACAGTAACTAGGGCATTTTGTATAGATTGTACATCCCCAACCCCAGGACCAGGAGCTAAAGCGATTGAGATGTTTAGAACTGGGTCATCAAGAGCTTCAATTCCGGTTTTACCTCCATCACTTTCCACAGCGCCAATTACAGCAGTAGCAGTATCATTTTCTGTTGAAGGTATACCGCTATCACCACCAGCTAAGTTGTAAGTTCCTTGTACTAGTTTTACGAATCTAGGATTTACTGTGCCTCCTGTAGCACCTCCTTGACCACCATTAAGTGTTAGCGAACCTCCAACTAGATCGGATAATTGCTTTTCAAAGGATAGCAAACCTGTTACAGGGATAGTATCATCATAAGTTCCTGAAGCAAAGTTTGCAGTAACATAATCTGAAGTTTTACTATCGTAAGAAGTACCTATAACATTCTCTAAGAAAGAGGAAGAAGTGGCTCCAGCTAGGAAGTTTTCAGCAGCAGCACCTAAGTTATTTACTTGAAGTGTGGAGTTGTAGTTTCCATTTACTGCTACTTCAAAAGATACACCACTTGTACTTCCATCTGTTTTAGTCCCTGCGTTATAACCAGCACCAGGCCACAAACTCTTAACCATGTAAGATACAGAAGTAGTGTCTACAGAAGTTCCTGAGGCTACTACAGAAGATGCAGCAGTATTTAATGCACCTAATCCGTTTAAAGTTTGAATACCTGCAACTCCTACATAAGTGCCTGAATCATTTTTGACGTACATCTTACAATCTACAGTAGCTAAACCACCAGCAGCAGCTCCGACCAAGAAAGAAGAAGCATCAGTAGTATTAGCATCAGCAAAAATACCAACTCTGTCTGCATTTAAAGAACCTCCAATAACTCTCTTTAGAGCAGCTACTGTAGTGGCTCCGTTTGATGCAGAAGTACTTAAAGTTCCTTGTGGTATTTCGTAGGTTTTGTTATCTACGATTGTGTTTCTTAGGTGATCGTAAACAGTAACAACTAATTTAACATCCGAAGTAGTGTTATCGCTACTGCCTATTGCAGACATATCACCAAGAATAGGGCTTGTTGCTGTTCCACTAACTAGAATAGCTGGACAAGCGCCTAATTGAACTGCTGCGGAAGCTTCTGTGGCAGAATCTCCAGCTACTCTAATGAATCTCATTGAGGTAGTTGCTTCTAGAATCTCTAAAGCACCTTCTAAGGCTTGACCTTTGATGTGCTCTCCAGGCTCACCAAAGGTATCAATCAACTGTTGTTGGCTTGTTATTAAAGTTGCTTTTTGGTTATTTTGTCCAGCAATAGGCCCTCTATCAGCGAATCCTACAATACCAACAACCGAAGAGTTAAGCTGTACAGGATAATCTGAAAGGTCCTTCTCTATTACATAAACACCGGGGCTAACGAAATTTGGCATTTAAAAAACTCCTATATACTTCTTATAGATATTAATTTCCGACGTTGGTATCTTAGAACATCGTCTGTAATGTATGAGTCTGGAATTTTAACAGATCTTTTAGGCTCCAAAAAGAAGGATTGTACACCCTTCTCGGTCCTAAAAGGCAAGCTCCAGCTCTGTAAACTAGTATTGGTGATTAATTTCATAAATAAACTCCTTATTATCTACTATAATATATTATTTTTTTTGTATTTTTTTTTAATTTAAATAAGTATCGACGTTAAATTCTTCAATTTCACCTGTAGATGTTATTAAAAATTGAGGATTGGGAATATAGGATTCTAGATTTATATTAAAGGACCTCCTAAGTACCCTTTCTTGTCGATCGTTAAGTTCCAATGTTGATTGGTCTACTTCTTGTTCTATAAATGCGTGAGCAACATCTGTGTATGAGTTTTTAACTAACAGATGCGGGTTAAACAAAAGTCTAATCTGCTCAACTATTTGATCAAGATCTGCTCTGTATTTCGCCCAAACATTGATTGAGTACTGAATATCTACTGCTCTTGGAGCTTCAGAAATGATACGAAATGATCTTTTTTTTTCTTCACTCCAAAATGTTTTTGTTATAATCTGTGGAGCACCACGCCGCCTCTTATCAGCATTATTTGTAGAACTCTGATTTACAGAAATTATTGGAAGTATAATATTGTTTTCTTGTGTTAATTTTGCTATTGCTCTCTCTGGGTTAGCATGAATACACTTTATATCTACTAAATTTCCTTCAGCATTTAAATAAGATAAAGTGCCCATTTTTGAAATCAAAAATCTTAAAGCTTCTTTATAAAATAATGGAATCTTACTCGATTTTGTGGTTTTCTCTATTACCTTACTTCTAAGCCAAATCATTGGATTAGAGATTCCAGAAAAATCACTAGAACCTATATTTTCATAAACATTTGATCTAGAATTAAAGCTCATCGTAAACATCCTCCACGGAAGTAAAATTCTCAATTCTTCCTATATTTTCAGAAGTATTAGTTAGAGGTGTATCCTGAACATCCTCAGAGTCACGAAGAAGTTTAGCGGTACAAACTAAATGATATACTCCATAAATCTCAAAACTGTCTTCTTGCAC